CAAGGCTAAAAACCCCAACAAACTGTGGAGCAGACGGAATGTATTGTTCTTTCCACTCAACTGCTTCATAAAGAGTTATGCACTCACTACCATCTTGACTCCTTTCATGTCCAATAACACGTTCTAGCTTTTTATCGTTACGAAAATCCCCAACTCGCTGGTCATTTTTACCAGGGCAGGGAGGAAAATCTGGTGGAGGTGGTTCAGGTAAGTCAGGGATTTTTGGCTGCTCTGTTTCTGGAAAGGGCGGTGGTTCATTACTGATAGGTGCTTCTTCTGTAATGACCATATTCTCAGGTGTATAGTCAAGAGGTATAAAGCTAGGGAACGGAAAATCACACGTTGTAAATACACCATTTGGATCTTCCAATAATAAATTACGATTACCAGTATTCTTTATATCACGATGCTGATAGGTACAACCAATGGCATCTATATCAGGTGGCTTTGTAATACTTAAATAATGAGGAGCATATATTTCTGGAACGTCTGGAATGTTTATCTCAGGAATACTTATGTCAGGTATATCAATCGAAGGCATCTCTCTTCTTCAATACCTCTACCTCTGAAAAACATTTAGGACAAGATAAATTAGTCATTACAGAAAACTCAGGATAACCATTCATATCCTCTTCAATATCAATGTCTCCACTTATGATTAGCTCTGTATCGCACCAATAACAATTCATTTTATTATCGGCATTGATGGACCTGTCATTTTAGGCAAACCATTATCTAATAATTTAGGCATCATTCCTTGTACGTTACCTAATATTTCATTCATTACTCTTGATTTAAATTGTTCTGAAGTTACATACTTGTAACCAAAGTACGCTCCACCACTCATAGAAGCTACCATTACAAATGAGATGATACTCAAAACATTAGCTATTTTTTGAAACATGGTAAAAGAAGCTATCCTCCGAGCAATAAGTCATAGTCTTATTATATCAATGTTGATTATTCTGCCTACTATTGCACCCTTATATTTAATTACGTCTTACATGACTAAGACCATGGTACACCAGAAGTAGTTGTTGGTGTTTTAGATTCTGTTATCTCTGCAGCAATTTTTGTTTCAATAGCTGTAACTTCATCAGAACCTAGTGCAGCTTTAGCCCAAGCTATAGCATCAGATTCTTTGATGTCTTTATAAGCAGTAAATGAACTACTATCAGCATCAGCAAGTCCTACAGCCCCATAAGCAGAGCCAGTATGCACTACGGCAGAATCGCCACTGCCTACAGTTTCAGAGTCACTAGCAGTCCAGTGAACAGTGGTAACAACATCAGATAAACTTCCTACAGTTTTTGTTGCGTCTAAAGCAGCAATATCCCAAGTAACAGCCATAATATCTAGTGTTTAATTTATTTTACTTTGATTCTACAGGTTGGACAACATCACTTAGCTTTTCTAACTGTTTTAATGCACCCTGATCTTCCATTATTGGTTGCATCAATTTTTGTGCTTCAGCTTGTTTTTCTTGTATTTCTCTTTGAAGCATTTGTGCTTTTGCAATATTTAAATCAAGACGAGTTTTTGTTTCGTCATAAAGCTCTTGAGGTGTTGCCATAAAATAAATGTAATTTAACCAATTATACTAAGCAGCTTCAAGGGTTTCAACTTTCGTAATTAATTCTTGCACAGCAGCTACGAGTAAAGGAACAAGTTTTGATTGATCTATGCCTTGATAAATTGGATCACCTACAGTTCCTGTTAAAGTTCCAGCATCAAGCATTGCTTGAGTAATAACTCCATCTTTTTCTCCTTCTATAGCTTCAGGAACAACAGAAGAAACTTCATGAGCAATAAATCCATCCATCGTAATATCAGGATCAGAAATGAAATTAAATCTAGATGGTTTTAGTTGTTTTAATCTTGTTATGCCATTTGATAACTCAGAAACATTTTCTTTTAATCTATAATCAGAACTTGTGTTATAAGCAACATTACTGACGGTACGTGCAATAGAACCTATTTGTGTTCCATCATTTTTTTGAAAAACTATATAAGCTTCATGTGCATTTCTAGCATGAATTTGTTGACCATTAGCTACAAAGTATGATTTTCTTTTATTAGCGTCAGTTGTAGTATTATTGCCATCCAGAAATTTATTTCCAGCCCCATCAACCCTAAATGTTTCATCATCACCTGATTGATTATCTTTATGAACAGATAAAACATTTGAACCAACCCCAGTACCACCAGAAGATATTTTTAAACCATGTCCACCAGTTGTTCCATTATTAGTAATTATGCAAGCCGTATTATTATCATTTGATCTAAATACATCAAGCCTTGCCGATGGACTTGTTGTTCCGATACCACAGTCCCCATCGGAACCTATACGCATACGTTCTGTAGAACTGGTGGCACCATCTGCTGTTGTGCTGAATACCAAACGACCTGGCATATCATTAGAACCTGGAGTTCCATCCACTTGACCTGTTATTTGTGCTGCTGGTGTATTTAAATCGGTTCCATCAGCACCAGCAAATTTTATAGATCCTAGAGTGTCATTATTCGCAACTACGGTATTTGAACCAACACTTGTTCCTCTAGATTTTGCCAAAACAAGTGATGGAGAGCCTGCTGCATTATTTTGATTTTGAACAATATTAATAGCACCGTTACCGTCAGCCCTTTCTACCTGTAACATTCCACTAACACCACCGGAAGCCCTTGCTGTAGATAATGAAATTGCTAAACGACCATTTGAATCTATACGCATGTGTTCGTTTGAATTAAAATCAGCATCTGCTGTGCCATTTGGTGCAGTGTGAAATTCAATATTTCCTGATTGCATTCTTATAGCAGATGGAGCACCACCACCAGAATTGGTTTCGGTTACGATCATCCCACCTGATGTTGTTCCTGTAGTTTTAGCTTTTACGGAATGTCCTAATATTGTTGCAGCAGTAGAGAATGCTTGACCAATATAACAACGACCACCTATTTTTAAATTTATTTGAACGTCATTCCCTAAATCTAGAAGCTCTTCAGGACTATTAGTAGTAATACCAATTCTATCATTACCTGCATCTACATAAAACAAATTTGCATCTGTATCACCTTCGATTCTAAAATCTACATCTGCTCCATCTTCATTAAATATTGTTGTTGCTCCTAGCTCCATTCTTTCTACACCAGCAGTTGCTACGTTAAAAGTATCAGCAGCAGAACTATAAATACCTGTATTAAGATCATCTCTAAAAGCTAAAGCAGGTGTACTTGCACTGCCATCTTCAAGAGTTAACGTACCATCAAGTTGTAAAAGTTCTACCCATGCGTTATTTGCTGAGTTTCTTATTTTTAATATTCCAGTTGTAGTATCAGCCCACCATTGGTAAGCGACTGTAGTTGCTGGAGATGAAGAATTAGAGTTATTAGATTGTATTGCAGCAAGGGCATTATTTAGGTCTGTACGAAAAGCAGCCCCTGATTGGTTGGCTATATCATAATCATGTGTTGCCATTACTTAATCCTTTTTGTATAAGTATATGATAGTTGATAACTTAAATATAAACATATTTATGTACCTTTACCAAACCCGATTGCTGTATATCTAAAATTAAGATCTTTAAAGTTATTACTGGAATCTCTTACCTCTATAACAAACTGAGTTCCTGTGATAGATGTAATCTTAAAATAATCACCAGTAACAGCACCTTCGAGTGTAATTCCGACAGTTGGTAAAAATGCAGTTGTTGATCCTCCAAGAGATCCAGTACCTGTGAAAAAGGGTGAACCGAAGACTACCGTCTTGGCTGAAGTTCCAGAGGCAATAGAACTATTTACAGTTTCTGTTCTACGTTTTACACTTGCTTCAAAACCAAGTTCTGTAACATTAATGTTTTGTGCTGGATCATTTGATTCAAGTTCACATTTAAATTTATATCCCCTTGCAGTGTATTCGCCATTTGCAAAAGTATTAAATTGAGTAAAGTTAGCCCCATAAGTGCATGAAGTCCCACTTGATATGGTTGCACTAGCACTGGCTGTAACTGTAAATGTGTTTGCATTTGGAACTGTTTGAATCTCATAATTCCCATCTGTTGCAGATCCAGCAGTGAAATCTATAACAACAAAATCTCCCACAGAATATCCATGTGAAGTTTTAGTAATAGTAATAGTTGTACCGCTTTGTTCATAGGTAGCTGAAACTGAAGTGGCTGGGTCTATATCTGTTGTTGCTACTAAAAGTTTTGCATTGACATCGTCTGCTTGTGTTCCGTCAAACTCAGTCCATGTATCAATGTTTGCAGTTCTTGAGTCAATGAGATCATTTACAAAAAGACCAGAGGTAACAAATCTTCTTTTTAGCATCAAATTAAATATTGCTCCCATATCAACCTTATTTTGAAACTCATAAGAACCGCTTGAGTTTATTGGACTAGCAAAATCTATATTTGATAAGTCATCAATATTTTGTGTTATTGAATCCCATAACAAAGTGCCATCTAAAAGCAAACCATCAAAGGTGGCGTCATAAAAAGTATTGACTTTATCACCCTGAAATGGTGGTGAGTCAGTATCTTCTCTTTCTATAAGTATTACTTGATTGGGCTGTGGGTCAGGTGCTGTAACTATTATTCTTGCTGCGTTGTTTGACCTGTTTCCAGTATCATCAATAAACTTGATACTGTAAGTTCCAGTAAGTGCTGGTACAAGTGTTTCTGTGATATTTCCAGCAAGTTTAGGGATTATTTCTGTAGAGTTTTGAAATGTTGCTACTGCTGGATCAACAGAGGGTGTATGCCGCACTGAAATAGTTCCACCATGCAAAACATCAACATCTGTTGCTGGATTAAATCTAAGTCTTACAAATTGATCTGACACAGGTTCTAAAGTCAATCCGCTTGGATCTGCTGGTAAGGCCGTTTTTCCTACAGTTGTAAAAGTTGTTGTTGATGGTGTGGTGCTAGGCTTTCCTAAAGCGTTATAACTAAATACTCTTACTTCGTAAGTTCCAAGTTGTGTTTCAAATATTGTAAAGTCTGGTCTTCTTATTCTTTCAGAAATAAAGTTTTCATTCTGGAATCTATATTGCACCATATATTCCGTTACACCAGCTACAGGCTGCCATTGGATAAATAATTTAGATACAGCACGATTATTTAAAACTACAATTTGTTCTGATCCCTGCAAGTTACTTGGAGATGGTTTGAGTTCCGTTAGTGTTGTGACTGTTCTTGTGGCAAGTGCTGTGCCATCTTCCACGTTTGCATATTTAGATGAATTATGAGCAACGGCTGTGATCTGATATGCAAGCTGATCAACTTCTGTAACACCAATCACTCTGAAGGTTTGAAGCTGAACTGTTGTATTTTCTATTACCCAGACACTGTTTGATGGTGGTGTTGATGAAAAGGCAGAAGATACAGTAATAGTTGTTCCTGATATTGTAGAAATCGTTTTTGTTTCAAGTGTGCCGTCTGCAAGTATTACCGATAATGTTGCAGAACCTGTTGTTGCTAAATCTGTATTATTTTCATCATCAACAATTATCTGTGTTGTAGATACTCCTGTTTTTATACGACCACCTCTTCTAACCCCTGCCCTTAATGGATCAGCAATATTTATCACCGCACCAGGTCTTACCAAAGTGCCTGATTCAAGAGTGGTGGTAAAGTTTACAATTTCAGCCTCATTGGATTGTGTATATAGAAACCATTTCCCAAGACGAGAAGCCTGACCTCTTGATGTTGTGGCAAAACCTCTTAAATTTTTTGTTACAACCCCATATTTTGTCTGTAATGCAGTATCTTCTACCGTTTCATATTCAATCTGTTGGGTTTCATTATCAAAATATGCAACATTAACAACAGTTATTTTTGAATTTTTTGCTGAATTGCTATAAGAAAATCCCTGTTCTGTAACATTTGACAGGTTAAACAAATAACTTGGATCTGTTGGCCTGTCCTGTGTAATTGATATTGTACCAGCCGAATAAAAAGGCATGACACGCATTACAGAACATAAATCATTTATAAGATTGTATGCCTGTTTTTGATTTTGGATAACAACATTACATGAAAACCGTGGTTCTGTTCCTCCAAATCCATCATCAACCTGTTCTGCGCAGTAAACAGAAGCGGAATAAAAACTAAAAACATCTAACTGTGTTGTATCTATCTGATCACCAAAACCTTTTGATGTTGTCAACAAGTCGTAAAGAATCCAAGCTGGATCATTTGTCCATTCCTTATCTGTTTTGAACGTACCGTTGAAAGTGCCTGAGTATGAGATTGAACCATCAGATTGAACAGTTCCATTATGTGGGATTTTTATTTTTGTTCCACGAACTCTATACATTCTTCTGGGTTGATTTGGAAAAGACTCCGCATCAAATCTCAAAGCGACATGAGCCGTATTTGGATAACTTCTTGTTTCAGAAACTTGTTCAGTAAAAGAAGACCATATTGAAGTATTTTGTAAAGTTGTTTCTGTGCTGTCATCAGTTGTTCTGTTCACTCTGATCGTTACAGGAAAAGAAGTACCAGATGCAAAAATAATTTTATAATCCCTAAAATAAGTGCTGGCAGTTCTTCCCTTTACAGTGTCTGTTATGACAGTTGTGGTAGTTCCATCATTTTCAATGGTTTGAATATTTATGGCAACTTCCGCACCATTTATATCACCATCATCTTCAAACTTTTGTAGGGATGGAAAACCAAGAGTTACTCTTACCGCATCAACAGAAGTATTTGTTATTGATCTTGATACAGGACTTGCTTTTGTAACCGCAACACCAACTGCTGTTTCAGATTCTGATGAAGTTATACCATCAACGTGAGTTTGATCTGATGTGCCAAATCTTGGTTGAAAAGTAATATTTTGAAAATTGAAATCTTCATCACTTGGGCTTGTATTACTTGCAGATTGTTGTAACACTTGAATACCATTTAAGAAAACGTCTTTTAAACTTCCTGTGTTATATTCCGTTGAACCTTTTGAGCCAGTAGCACTCGGAAAACCCTCTATTTCACCTTCGCCCAACAATTCAACTAGTGTTTGAAATTGTTTTGAAGCAAGAATATCTGAAGGTAAATTTGGATCTGATATACCTATTCCTTCTTGTATTGTTTTAAAGTCAAACATTAATTTGTACCTTGTACTTGAACTGTATCAATACCAGAACTGATCACTACTGAACCTGTAAACACCTGTCCATATATGATCGGAACGCAAACACCACTAATCGAAACGTTCTGGATGCCTGAAAATGAATATGAGTTTGCCATTTGAGGATCCAAAGCCCCATCTGCCTCTGAAGCACCAAAGCCACCAGAATCGCCAGCACTAGACTCAAAAGGTGCAGGGGTCGGTGCTATTAAAGAAGTAATCCCACCTATTGCCAAATCCGTGACAACAGCCGTAGCGATACTGCCAACCACTGGAACAGCAGCAACAGTTGAGGCAACAGTAGCAACCGCACCACCAACGGCAGCAGCAGTTGTTATCGCAGCACCAGCCACCGCAGAAACAGCACCAACCGCAGCAGTGGCAACAGAACCAATACCACCAACAACGGCAGCTACAGCAGGGAGTGATCCTGTTGCAATGGGTATGATCTGAATATCACCTTTTCCACTCATAGATAAAAAATCCAACGGAACATCCATGTTGTTCATTTTTACCTTGTAATATTGCTGACTCATATGTGCCTCGACTTCTGGAAAATTACACATCAGAAAACGTATAGCCTCTGCTGGACTTGATACGGCTGCCTCAAAATATGATGAACCAAGAAATTTTCTTAATCTTCCATATACTTTTATCGTTTTAAGTTGCATACCTGTAAACCCCTCTAAGTGCTTGCTGATAACCTAAATCAAAAGGCTCTCGGCAACTTAATCTTCTTATATTATGGTTCAAAATCATATTATCACCAATATAAACAGCGACATGATCTAAATTACCTGAAGTTGATTGAAACAATAAAACATCACCAACTTGTATATCATCATCTGTCGGTTGTTTTTTAAATCCTGTAATCGGCAAGCCTTTTTCGAATAATGGATTCTCAATAAAATCTTTAATTTTTTTTGGTCTATCCCATATTTTTAAATCAATATTTTTTGTTTCTTTATACCAATCATGAATTATTGACCAGCAATCATGTACACCCCAGATAAAACTTCTACCGATAAGTGATGGTGCTTTCCAACCTGTAGGCTCAAAAGAACACCATTCCTTCATCCTTACGCTATAGATATGAGAAGGCAAATCTAAATACTCACAACTTGCTTTGTCATTATCAGAAGGCTGTGGTGGCTCATAAGGGTGTGAATGTACAATACCAATTATTTCACCTGTATCTTCACATTCTGCCCAATCATCAGGATCAATTATAAAATATTCAAATCCAGATTCTGCAATATTTTTACAAGGCCAGTATGTTTCTTTTCCTTTTATAAGTGCAAGCAAGCCACAAGATTCCTTTGGCATACATTCTTCAGCGTGTTTTGCAGCATCAGTTTTCCAAGTCATGCGTTTACAAAAGTGCCGACACTTGGAAAATCTTTTCTTGTGACTTGACGTTTTGGCGCACGAACTCCCTGTAAATCCAAAGCAGATACAAGTTCAAACTGTACGATATCTCTATTTTCAACAATTTTTCTATTTATAAAATAAATTTCCTGTGGTAGTTCTGCCGTGCTGTCTGGTGTACCAAAAGGATTTTTACTTGATGGAAAGTTTGCGGCATCTAAAAACTGGCTAAGAGTGCGTATGCGTACAAATTTTGCTCCCTGAAGATCATTGAATGGTGTTGTGGCATTTACTGTTGCTATCAATGCTGTGATTGTTCCTAATATATTAGAAACTGTTATTGTTGGTCTTGGAAGCGACCCACGGCCAGAATATTCAAACCCTTCTGCTTGTATCGGAAATTTATCATAAGTATTACCCTGCCATATTATTGAGGCATTACTATTCATACCAACTCCCGAATGAAACCTTGTTACATCGGTTGATCCATGTAATGCAGATACCAAAGTCAATGTATAAAGTTCAATGACAGATTTGTTTGTTAATGCTTGTAATTCTGCTGTAGGTAATCCCATTACGGTTCAAATACCTCCCTGAAAGTGCAGTTCAAAATTGCTCTGTTATTATATGGAATTGTTTTTGTCCATGATTGGCAGACAAATTTTCCAGCACCTGATAATGTGACCGATACATTACCACTGTTTGTTGCAGAAGAAGCTGCCGTTACCGTAAATGTATTATCATCAGCAGTTGTGGCTATTGCAAAATCACCATCGGTTGCAGAACCTGAAGTGTAGTCGATGGTCACGACATCACCGATAGCAAGGCCATGATTAGTTATTGTTATGGTGACAGTAGTTCCGCTTTGACTATATGTACCTGTTTTTGTAAAGCCTTCTCCTGAAGGTGTAAAGGTAAAACTTGCCTGATCATTCACACGACTACGCAAAAATCCTTCTATGACATCAGATTGTGTTTCTGAAACATTAAAGGTAAGATCATATATTTTTGGATCTTGAGTTAAAGGCAATCCAAACAATGCTCTAAACTCATATCCATCACCAAGTCTTGTCGATCTGATTCTCGGTGCGCTTGTTTTTCTCATCCCATATGTGGGAGTGATTGAGGGAAAAGTTGCCATGTTACCTTGTTAAAAGTCCTCCAGGTCTTTTTTCTTTTATGAGTTGCGCCTGAACAGCAGCACCTATCGCTGCCCCTAGAGCCTGTGCATCAGTGCTACTGCCAGCTACAGAAGAACCAGAGGCATCTACGTTTACTGTAACCATATTTGTTGTTCCTCCACCTATTTTATCGTTTGCTGTAACCATACCTGATGATCTTGGAGTAAATAACTCTGGGCCTCGTTCTCCTACTACATAAGATCTTCCAGCAGAAACTGGCCCTCCGTTGGCTCTTTTAAATATACTAGAGAGACCAGAGCCTAAGAACCTACTTCCCGCCCCTCCAAGAAAAGTGTTTGTAATAAATGGTGCGCTTTTTCTTTGTCTACCTCCAAATATTCCACCTAAAAATCCACCAATAGAATTACCAATACCTGAGACTGCACGTTGCATAGCAACTTCCACCAATTGTCTTTTAAGATTATTCAGAACACCAGTTGCAGCTTGAGCAAGTGTTTTTGTTCCCATCACAGCATCGGTAAGGTTGGAAACGATACCTTGTTCAACACTTTGACCTATCTCCATAAATTTTTCTTTTAGCCCATCAGTTTGATTTATGGCTTCGTCTAAAATAAAAATAGATGAATCTAATGTTTGATTAAAAGCAGTTGCAGCATTATTAGTTTCAATTATTTTTTCTGTTTTTTCTGTTTGTTTATTATTAACTTGTTCAATAATTTCTACTTCCTCGAAAGATTTTTGTCTTAATTTTTCCCTTTCAATATTTGCTTTTCTTAAAAGTTTAAATTGTTCTTTGAAAAACTTATTTTCTTCTTTACTTGCGAAGACACTCTGGCCTTTAAATTTAGTGCCGAATCTTGTTGCTGTAAGTTTTGCCGCATCTCTCTGTGCTTTTTGCTCTGCTTTTGCAACATTACCTAAACCAACATCACCAACATCTCCAAATCTTTTGAATATTTTTTCAATCGCCACCACACCTTTTGTTGCAAGATCTAATGCACCTTTTATTGCTGGTGATAATTGTTCTCCAAGTGTTCTGGCTAAACTTTCCGTTGAATCTATTAAAGTTGATAATTTTCCATTTAGAGTTGTTGCTTGTTTTGTTGCACCACCAAAAAATGCTCCTCCTTCATTTGTAAGATTGATAAATGCTTGGTTTACAAGGTCTGCTCCAATTTTTCCTTTACGCATTGCAGATTCAAATTCCTCACCTTGCAATCCTGTTATTCGTTTTAATTCTGTTGTTATATCGACTCCTCTTTCTAATAACTGTAAATTTTCTTCTTGTTGTAATTTACCTTTAGCTCTTATCTGTCCAAAGGCAGTTGCAATACCAGATAGATCGGCTCCAGTTGCACCAGCAATATCAGAAAGTCTTTTTACACTGTCAGCAAGTTCATCTGTTTCAAAACCAAAAGCCTTTAATCTTTTTGACTGTTCAATTAATTCGCTACTTTTAAATGGTGTAACAGCACCAAAATCTTGTAATTCTTTTATAATTTGATTTGTCTTAGAGAGAGAGCCAGTAAGAACTTCTAAACTTTTTCTTTGTGTCTCAATATCAGCAGCATTTATAAAAACAAATCTTGTAGCTGCTATAGCTGCCAAAGCCTTTATTAACGGCATCAAAGATTTATTTAATGTTGCAAATCCACCACTTGCTGATTTTGCAGCCCTACCTGATTCTCTTATTGATCTGTTTGATTTATTTAATCTATCTTTTAATTTATCTGTATTTCTGCTTAAATTTTTTGTAGCATCATTAACTCTTTTAAGTGGAGAGATGGCATTTTGTGCATCAACTATTAATCTGACTGTTGACTGTGCCACAAATACAAATAATCTTTATTATATATTACCTTCATTTGGCCTTTTGTCGCTGCATTTCTTGTCTTTCCCTTTCATTCTTAACTTCATAATATGCAGCCCAATGTATAAGCTCCTCTTCTGTAATACTTTTTCTTAACTCAATTAATGTTTTACCTAATTCTGTTGCGAGAAAAAACTCAAAGTTTAACCAGTTATCTCGCCTGATTCGTTTTTTGCTGTATCTAAATCTACTTGAATATCCATCATGAATAATTCAAGATCATTTAAAACTGTTTCAGGTAGGAATCTCTGTAAATTTTCCGCATCAGCAGAATGAAATGCTTTTGAGCCATCTTCATTTTCTGCAAGTTGGCAAAGAAGTTTTGTAGAAATTGTTAAAGCATCATCTGTGCCAGCAGCAACTTGTGCTTTTTTTCTATCAAATCTTGTTAAAGGTGGAAAATATATTTCTTTTAGTAAATCACCGTTAGGTTTTTTTAGCTCATATTTTCTTCTTGCGGTCATTACATCACTGAAAGCCTCAGTGATTAGATCAACGGTTCTTTTTGTTGCCATGTTTTTGTGGGGTTAGTTATTAAAAATTTACTATATATCTGAAGTGATTGCACCTGTTGTTTGGAAAGTAATGCTTATTTCTTGGATTTCACCAATTGTTGCTCCATATTCTGCTCCTGTAACTATTCCAGAAAAACCAAATTTCTTGGAACTTGCTGAACTATCAGGGAAAAGTTCAAACAATGCGTCACCAGCATCACCTGTTGTTAAAATATCTTCAACAAATGCCAAGTAATCAGAGTTACCAGCATTGTCATAAATAAGAGTTGCTGAACCTTCACCAGAAATAAGACCACCAACAAAAGTTTTTGAGGTATCACCCTGAACTGTGGTTTCTTGAGTGTCTTTAGTAATTGATAAAGACCAATTTCTAAGACCTGAAATATCAGCTTCTGTTCCAGCAGCGTTATGGAACATTATTTTACCGACATCACCTTTTACAGCAGCCATAACAAAAAAAAGAAAGATTTATAAATATATTAACTCTTTTCAGTCTTTTTTACATCTTTTTTTGAATTTTCTTGATTCTCCATATATCTTTTGCAATTAGGATCCCACATTCTAGAATCTCTTACACCTTTGACAGCTTCAATAGCGTCAAGCATTTCTTCTGTGATTTCAAGTTTTGGCATGATTAAAGATCCTCATATATTTCAAAAGTTATTCTGATTTGTGTTTGAAACTTACCTTCTGGACTTGATGTTAATACTTCAGGGCCAATCGGTGAATCAAAAATAACATTTGAAACTGTAATATTATTGTAAAGGTCACGCAATCTTTTGCCAATCACATAATTTGACCCTGAGCCTATTCCTTCTTCTGTAAATATATTTATCAAAAGTAAACCAACAACACTGTTTGTTGAGTTTGCAGATCCACCCATTGTTAAATAACTACCAGAGCCAAAGCTTGTCTGGCATTGAACAAATGTGTCCTCTGTAGTGGAATCAAATGCCATGTTATTAAATACAACAGGTATTGCTGGACTTGATGCAAGTTCTGTCGCTAGTCTCGCCTCTATTGTGGATCTGACGGTGTTTAAATCAATTGCTGCCATTATGACCTCCTAAATTCATCTGCAATAAATCGTTCCAGTTGCTTTGCAATAAGTTCTGGATAACCTTTAATTGTCTGTTGTCTTGTTCTGTATCTTCCACCCCAGCTTGGAGGCAAGTTTGTTCCATAAGCGACAGGTTCAGCATATTCCACATTTGTAAAAACTTCACCAATATAAGGTTTGACTTCGCTTTGGAATGAATTTCTTAAATTACCAGTATCAACTGGTGTAAATTCTTTTATATCTTTTTCTGCTTTAAAGGTTGCTTTACGTACAGTCTTTTGAACCTTATCACCGAAATGATCTCCGATGTCAGTTAAATTTATTTCTCTTGCCATAGTTACCTCAAGATAAGATCAAAACTTATTGCTGTATTATTTTGTTCATTCGTCACAACTTGAATAATTTTAAACTCAACGCTACTTATAACAACTCTATCTTTTGTAGTTGGTACAAAAGATAAATCCCCTGCTGATATTGTTAACCTTTTATCCTGAGATTCAATCAGATCATTTACCTCAGATCTGTTTACATTTGTTAACGCACCTTTGACAGTAGTATCAGATGTGGATTCTGTAATAGCTCCAGTGGTTGTGTTATAACTGCCAGCCGTGACCTGTCTGATAGTTACATCACCTCCAAGCTTGCTCAAAGTTTTTGATGCTGCTTTTTTTAGTGCGTTGGCAAGACTCATAATGAATAAGCTATGACCTGACCACTTGCAAGAGTGATACTTGTAATGACACCTTCAATTTCAGAAGATGATTTCATGGTGATGCCATTTATGGTTGCAGAACCATTTTCTGTTAAATTCTCAGCAACTAAAGTCACCTCTGCATTTGATAAACAATGCACTTTACCGAATCTGCCAGTATGGGCATTTGTATCTGTAATAATTATCC